GCTTGGGCAGTAGATGATTTTGAGCTTAACCAAGAATCTATCTCTATCGAACACGCAGGACTAGCAGCACAAAGCGAAGCAGATTGGCACGACCATTACTCACTTGCTGAACTAGCGCTTAGCGCAAAGCTAGCAGCAGACATCGCTCATCGTCACGGCATTCCTATCGTCAAGCTAACCCCGGCTGACATCCTTGCTGGCAAGTCTGGCTTCTGTGGTCACATCGACATCACCTTGGCTAAGCACATTGCTGGTGGGCATACCGATCCGGGAACTAACTTCCCATGGATTGAGTATCTTGCCAAGGTACAATCCCAACCCCACTAAAGTCCTGACACACGCCCACTGCTTCCGATGTGGGGTAGCCGGAGCGATACAATTAAGGCTCTGGATGGTTTACTGTCCAGACTGTTATCCAATAGCGCTAGAAAAGGACAAACAAAAATATGAGCAACGTAAGCAAAATAGAAGCGGTAGTCAAGCACTACCTTATGGCAATCGTCCCAGCCGAGACAGCAGCAATCGTTGACGGTCACGGATCAGAAGCCAAGCACATTGCATGGGCAGCAGCCCTTGCTACCTTCGGTCCTATCCTCGGAACATTTTGGAATAAGTACAAGGACACCAAGGACGCTATCGCCTTTATGAAGGCGTACAAGCAGTTCGCAACAGCGGTTACTCCTGCTCCTGTAGCAGCAGCACAGGCTGTGGCAGCGGCTAATCCGCTTCCAGAGACACCAGCACCTACCGTCTAGGATACCCTTAATCGGTTCGAGGATCGATTTTAAGCACTAAAAAGCCCGGCCTTAGTAGAAATACTAGGACCGGGCTTCTTTTTGCGTTCTATGCCCTGTCTGCTACCCCGGCAGCTAGAGCAATAACTGAGCCATTGGTACCAGTGTAGTACCCATAGGCGCCCTTAGGTAGGGTAAATGGGGCGGTCGGTACGCTGAGATGGCTGTACGGAGCGACTCCCTTAAGGTTATAGAAGGATGGGTGGGTGAAGTCGGGGCAAATCACGTTTGTGCCTAGGGCAGTTGTGATGAGATAGTTCCCGACTGTGTGATCGCAGATCTCCATGAGCCAGTTACGACCCAAGGAATCTTTGGCAGTCTTGTTGATCTGAGGATCAACCAGCATCTCTGCGATCTCGTGCATGGCTACTGCTGCGATTCCCGGTGTGTAGCTTGGCTTAGTGATTTGTCTACCCAAGATTGAAAGGCCTTTGACATACGTTCCCAGCGGGCTTCTCTTTCCGTAAGAATCGACTCGAATGTACGCGATTGGGATTCCGTTGACGGTTTCATGGTATCCGTAAGCGGTAGATTCCATTGCAAGATTTGGGAACTTGCTGACGAAGCAGACGTTCCAATCCGCAGTGGCTCTAGCGAGTCCCTGTGTAACGCTAAAGCCCGTGAGACCCCACGCTGTACAGACCTGCTGGGTGAATGATGCGATGGCGTTCGTGATGGGACCGATCTGTGTCCCGAGTGTGCCTGACTCATCGACTATGTTGATCGCTGGCATTATTCGGCAGCATCAATGGCGTCGTTGAAATCATTCTGCAGTTCGGCTAGTTTTTCTTCTAGCTCGATGACAGCGAGCCATAGCTCGTTGATCTCTACAACGTTTTCGAGATCTTCGCCTTCTTCTAGGAAGAGGTTGATGATGACTGTGAAGGCTAGCAACAGACCGATTCCTACGAATGATCCTGCTACTGAGATTAAAAAGTTGTGCATTTGTTTCTCCTTATCGGTGTGTCGGCTTGATTTTTTTTCCTGCTACAGTAAAATCGCCCATGTTGATGGGCGATTTTCTGCTCTGCTACTTAACAGTCTGTAACTGCTTACGTAGTTTGTATCTGTCCCGGAAGTACGTTCCAGCCCAGTAACCGTGCAGTTCTGGAATAGATACGGCATAGGCTAAGCATTCTGCTTTAACCGGACAGCTCTTGCAGAGCTGGACGATTGTCTTGTGTACGGTTTCTCCTACTTCAGGAAAAAATTCCTCGGTATCAATTCCCTCTTTATAGCAAGACGCTTCATCTCTCCAGAGATTCTCTCGACGGCTCATAGACCGAGCATTTCGATGATGTCTTCATGTCCACGCTTCTCAAGGTAAGCCTTGGCGAGAACGTAGTCTTTTTCAGTTGGTGTTGGAATTGAGTTCATTACTGCTGTACTGCCCATTAAGTCTGATGACATGTCATCCTCCGGTCTTGTAGAACCCTGTTCCATTGAACACGATTGGTACAGCGGAGAATACTTTGGTCATGGAGGTTTGGCAACAAACCGGCAATGTAGACTCGCCGAAGTTCATGTACACCTCAATGGTGGACCCACACTTCTCGCACTTAAAGTCGTAGTTAGGCACAATCAAATCCTTCATCTATAGGCGTGGGTGCGGTAGATGTAGCACCGCACATGGCACACTCCTGCAGCAGGTCATACCAGCCCACTGCACGAGTGTCTTCGTCCCACATTACGGTAATTTTGAACATTGCCGATCCGCAGATACAGGCAAAGGTAGGTATCTCTCCATCAAAGGAGAAATCAATCGACTGGTCGATCAGCATTCTTACGCTCCTCGTTGTCCCAGAACAACTTGTAGAAGTCAACGTCAAAGGAAAAGCGCTTCATGTGCTGTACTACTGCACCGGTGTGTGCGTAGAGTGGCACTTCTGCTTCTCGCATGAGTCGGAAGAAGTTGATGTCTTCAGATACGAACTTGTCACCAACGCCAGTCTCATTGAAGAACGGCGTATCGCCAAGTTTCTCTCGCATCTGCTTAGCAGCATTGCGGTGCATGAGCACCAAGCCAAAGCCAGCAGCACCGACACGAACAAGAGAATTAACTGGGAGTGGATGTACATAGGCAAGCTTGTAAGGGTCCTCGGTCCATGAGAAGAGAGATGGGAATGGCGTCATCAGTGCCTGCTCGTTCTCCTTGGAGATGAAGTAGGTACCGGAGATCACCGGACGTGCTACAGGATCTGCCTCATTCCAGAGCTTCTGTAGTACCTCTGGGGTTACCACGATGTCTGAGTCGATCCAGAGGATCCAGTCAAAGTCTGTGTAATCATACCAGTAATCAAAGGCGTTCTGACGCTGACGTCCGATCTGATTACCCTGCACACGCATGGCAGATCGAATAGGTACATTGCCAGCTAGGATCGAATAGACCAGACCTTCAGCAAACTTGCCGTCTACCGAGCCACCGTCGCACCAAGCGACGATGATGTTGTTATTCTTCGGCTTCGGCTTGTCTTGGTTCTGCACTGCCACTCGCTTCATCTCCGACTTGCTCTTGGTTGTCTTGGTCATCGTAAGGTTTCCATCCTCCTAGGTGTTGTACAAGTGATGCCAGCGAACGCTGGACTTTCATGCGAGCACCGTCAGGTGTCGTTGCTAGAGTCTCTGATAGTGCTTTCCAGTCCCCATGCTCCTTGCCAAAGGCAAGTCGTAGGATGTTCTGCTTAGCCTCTGAGAGTGCGTAGAACGCCTTGGCAATGTCAGCCCGTAGTACGAGCCAGTTCATGCCATCGCTTACCTCTCCCCCACCACCGAACTTAGAGTTCAGGTCTTGGATCTTGGCTGGCATCTCATAGGATTCTTGGATAATGCTTGGTAAAAATGCCTCGACTACCGAGGTGTCGTAGTAGTACAGATCAGATAAGTCGTATTTGATGATCTTGGCTTTCTCTCTTTCGCAGTACTTGAGCGCAGCGTTGCGAAGCGACTTAGCAATCAGCTTTTCACGCTCTTTCTCTGGGTATGACTGCCACTCCTTAAACTTGCGAGGATGGCTTACAAACCACATAAACATCTCTTGCTTAATGTCATTGATCTCTAAGACGTAATAGCGTCTCTTGTACTCCTGAGCCAGTTTTGAGACCATCTCGGAGTATTCCTCTACCCAGCTATCGTCTTGCTTCATGGAAGTTGGATTTCTCCCTTGACAATAGGTACTGCATAGGGTGTAACCTTTCGGTTATGTTCAACCAAGATACCGATACCTTGCTGCCAGTTAGCGATACCACTTGTAAGGTAGGATGCCTGCTTAATATCCATAAGGTGACCGACCTCAAGCCCGAAGATAGTATTGGTATCTCCATTGAGTCCGGTAGTTTCGTGTTGCAAGCCGAGCTTATGAGTGTGCCCGCATACAACGCTCTTGCCAAGTTTCTTCGCAAGGCTCATAGCTGTGCTGCCGGGAGTCTGGACGGAGCGACCTTCATCTCCATGTGCCATTACCCATCCGGGGAGAAGCTCCTTGAACCCGTGAAGGTATTGGATCTTAAGCTCATCATAACCGATAAGCTTTTCGACTTTAGTACTACGAAGACTATTAAGGGCAGGAGCGTACTTGTTGATGTACGTCTCGATGCGATCCGTATGGTTGCTGCGTTGAATTACAAACTTTTTATTCCAACCAAGGGCGATACGGAAGTCGAGCATTAAGTCATGCAAGCCATCTATGTCATCTTGTAGCGTGTCATTGTATTCTCCACGCATTCCTTTGTTCCAACGACTTGGCTGAGGAGCGTCAAGCTCATCTCCTACGCACCATAGTTCATCTGGCTTCTCATGCTTAACAAAGTCAATAACGGTCTTGATCGCTTTAGGGTCGTGGTATGGGTATTGGATGTCGCTTAGTACTACGATCTTCTTCATGCGGTCTACCTCTCCACCGACCATTTAGTCGGTGTGAGAAGTATGACACAGCAGATGTCCGTATTGTGAGATTTATCCTACTTGTCGCATGAGATTACGTACGGTTCCTTGTAGGGTTTTTAAGGTACCTGAATTGCTGATGTAGCAGTCTTCTTCGATTTCCTTGCTTGCATGCTCTGAGATGTGATCGTTGACCGGACCAACACCCGGACGCTCTACACGCCAGATCTTTCCATTCAATGCCCAGATAGCTTCCATCTCGTTAGGAAAGCGTACATCTGTAATTACATAGTCGTACCTAAGGGGGTCAACCATTTGAGCCATTGCTTGCTTGACCCAGAAGTCTTCACCAAAGACAGTGCGAGCACCTACGCCTAGAGTTTGCAATAATCTTCGCACTTCAGGATATTGTTTGACTTTATCCCAGCCACCACCCATGTCTACCGCATCTTTAAGATGGTATCCAAAATAGGGGTTAATCTCGTAGAGGAGTTCTTTGATCTTATCGGCAAAGGCAATACGGATAAAGCCGAAGTCTCTTACGAGAACCTCGGCTACTGAATCCTTACCCGACTGTGCGTATCCGCTAAGACCTATCAGCATCTTCAGCTGCCTTAAACTCAAAGTTGGTCATGTCTACCTTGCGTTCATTGAGCTTATCCCAGACTGCCTTGCCTTGACCTAGAGGTGCTGCAACAAGCAGCGCCGTCAATGCAATCAGTAGGTCTTCTCCTTTTTTGCGGTCTGTCTCATAAGCAAAATAAATGTCGTAAAGAGAACCAAAAAGATCCAATACTTTATCGTCCGAGATGGGAATCCCAATCGATGCTTCCATTGTTCTGACATGTTTCCAGATGCTCCTATCCAGCGGTAATACAATCTCTGATTCGCTCATCGATCCAGTCCTTTCCATACTTTAGTATGACGCTATTTACGTCTTCTCCCTCGGGCATTGGGATGACATTCACGTTGGAGAGTTCTCTACCAACCTTCTTGCCCATCTCACTACCAGCCTTGTCACCGTCAGCTAACACGATCACAATGTCGAAATCATCCAAGATACGTCCGTAATGTGGCTTCCATGACGAAGCCCCGGGTAGTCCTACCGTTGGATGCGCTGTCTTTGTAGTCATCATTATACAATCAAACTCACCTTCAGTGAGGCAGATGTACTTCGTGGCTGTAAAGACTGCATTAGTGTTGTACATAGTTGTTTCGGCACCGGGTAAACCAAGGTACTTAGGCTCTTCCCCGTGCATAGATCTTGTACGAATGTCTACCACGCCACTAGGCGTGAGGTAAGGAATAGTTAAACGTCCTACGATTGCTTCGTGACTAGGAAGCGGATCTACGACTACTCCCAGTCCAAACGCTCGGGCTTCGTCGACCGAGAGACCCCGTGTTGCGAGATACTCCTCCGCTTGGCCTATGTGTTTTGAATACTGGATTGTGGCCTTCTGCAGAAATGCTCGATGCGAACTCGATAGCTTCACTTAATGTACCGCCTCTCTCTTTGCGTATTAGATCGTATGTATCTCCTGCTACGTCACAACCGTGACACTTGAACCTGTTAAGGTCAAAGTTCACGGCTGCGCTCGCGTTACGATCATCGTGGTATGGACACTTCATCTTTCTCCAACCGTGTCCTCTAGCTGGTACTGTCGCACCTATGTGGTGCAAGAAGTCTTCAATGCTGTGTTTGTCCGTCATTCTTCATCGCTCTCTTTAGAAGTTCGATCCAAATATGTGCGGGTTGGGTGCAGTACCATTCTCCTACATCAGCTTTCCCCTTGCGCTTATGCAGAACTGTTCCCGTCCAAGCTTTATCGTTGGACATCTCCAGCTCTAGTTCTGCAACCCACCCACCTAGATTCATCGTCGCGTGGTTCTTGATCTCAATAGTGACACCAAGTACCCCGGAGATGTCTCCTTTGTCTAAAGTAGCACCAGCTAATCGTCTATCTGTATAAGGGAATCCTCGTTCCTTTAGCCATTTAACGACGTCTAGTTCTGCCTTAGAACCCTTTGCTTTAGCTGCGTTACTCATACAACCATCATCTCCTCTTGATCGTAGGTACGCATTACATCTTCCAAGTACATCGACTCTGGGTCGAAGACTAATTGTACATAAGTATTGCCGGTTTGGTCTGCTCTTCCGTAGCGATTCTTGACAGGTGCTATGCACATGTACTGATCGAGTCCAGTAGGCAGCATGTAGGTACCGATGGTTAAGACCATCGCTGGTACCTGTGCAACCTTACCCTGCAACGCTGAGCGTGGCTGGCAAGGATGACCCGGT